TACATCTACGGTGTATCTTATCTTAGGTGGGTATATTTTTGCGTCGAACTGTCTCTGACAAATTGTCACATCGCCCATCTTAATATACGCATTAAAATACTCAGGTCCGTCAATATACGATGTGTCTAACACTGCGGGATTGTTACTAATTTCATATTGATTATCAATCATGTATGAAACTGTTTTCATTTTTAGTTGATACTTAATATCATCACTAAAATTAACTAACAACTCATAAAGGTCTAATGAGTTTTTAGCCTCAGGATTAAAGTCCCTAACATTAAAAAATCTTTGTACAATGATGTTATCATTTACCATCATTAAAAATTCTAATTTTGTTGATTCTTGTTCTTTCATATTTATTTTATTTGTTTGTAATTTCTTTTTTCTTTTCTTGTTAATTTCATGAATGGTCTAACAAAGTTAACCCAAGCATCATCCCCTTTTGGTAGGAACTTAAAGAACCCATCTTGCATCATCATCTTTAAAAGGTTCTTATACCCTCTTCCATCTGGGTCTAAACTTTCTCGATAATATAGTTCGACTAATTCTTTTGCTTCATCAGTTATTAATGGTTTTGACAAATCTACTATTTTTTCATTAATAATAAAAAATTCTTCACCATATACCCCTGTTTTGGTTTTACCCGATAATAAATTTTGTAACGCTTTATTATCTTTATCTTCTTTCAAAAGAGTTTCGGCCTTTGTTAAAATATCGGTAATAGTTACCGTTCGGTCAAGTAGCTCAGGGAATAATTTAACTAATGTTTTCTCACCCAAATAATAAATTCCATCTATATTATCTGATTTGTCACCTGATAATATTTTATATGTTTTAATATTCTGATGCGGGAATTCATGGAACTGAATCTTTATTTTATCCCCGTTTTTATACACTTGTTTTGAGTTTGGGGAATAGATTGACACCTTATCTGAGATAAGTTGTGTCAAGTCTTTATCACCCGAAAAAATGGTCTTAATTTCGTCTTCAGATATTTGACAATAATAAGCAATTAAATCATCTGCCTCATTATTATCAATGACGATTTGTCTAACAAACATTTCCTCCAAATACTGTTTAATCCTTTCCTTTTGTTCATTAAAGGAGTCCTCTTTAAACTCGTTGAAGTCACTTCGTCTGTGTTCTTTATATTGTGGATAGATTAGCTTTCGAGCCGATGAGTTACTAACACCATCCCAAAACACAACCACTTTATCGAAGTTTTGTTCATCGATAAATCTTCTGATTGTGTTTATGAAATGCCAAGTTCCACCAACGTGTCTTCCTTCATGATAGAAATCTCTAACACCGTGAAAACCTATTTTAAAAAGATTGTTTCCGTCAATTATTAACGTTTTAATCACTTAGTTTTTTTTATAATGTTACGATTCTCTTTCTTCCCTTAAATCAAAGTCACCATCAGTTCCGATGATTTCTTTCCAATAATCTGCGTATTCTTTTTTGTATTTTTCAATTGACGCTTTTTCTTCTGAAGCCTCTTTTCCCGCAATAAATCCGTGTGGTGTTACGATAATTTTACCATCTTCATAACCTAAACCATTAATGTGATTTTTCATTACGGATACTTTAGTTCTTGAAGCAAACTTAATAGTTCTCTTATCTTTTGTTGCAGTAATTTTAGTTGTACCCGCACCTTTTTGATTTCCAAACAAGAAAACTAACGATGAGTTTAACCAAATTGCTTCACCACCTTTAGCTTTAATTTTAGGTTGACCAAATGGATTATCAGGTAATTCAACCCAAGGTTGATTAACAATAATTAATGTATTTTCGTACTTAGAGTCCGCCTTACGAGAACCTGAAATACGTTGGTTGATACCCATACCTATTTTGTCGGCTAATGTTGATGCGTTGTGTTGTTTACCACCTTTACCTTCATAAGTCATTTTACATGGTACTGAACCAACAGAATCCCACATAAAACATAAACTATAATCTAAGTCACCTTTCTCTTGAGCATCTAATAAAGAATTTATATAGTCGGTAATTTGTTCAATATAATCAAAATTATTGTTGAATATGTAGAACCCGTCCCAATCTAACTCTCCCGTTGTTTCATCAACCACCTCTTCACAATCAAAACCCATAAGTTTCGCATGCTCAAAAGACCATTTTTGTTCGGTGATAATGAATACAGGTAAAATACCTTTTTTCTGAGCATCAACCGCGGTTTTAACTAACGCAGTTGTTTTTCCTGTATCTGAGTGACCTAAAAACATATTTAAGTGACCAATAGCAGGACCTGGAAGTCCAACCGCATCTAAAAAATCGGAACCCAAATCAAAAAATCTTTGTGGTTTATATTTTGCAGATGTTGAGAACTTATCTTTAATCGATTTAAAATCGGTTTTTTTAATTGCCATAATGTTTTGAGTAAAATTCTTTTAAAGTAATAAGTTTATCTGAAGCATTAGCAAGTTTTTCCACAAACTTATCCATTTCTTCTAAGTGTTGAGGATGTTCCCCAATACCGACCGCATTCTCCATGTATACCATTAATGTTGCCTCAGATTCCGCAACTTGACTCTCATATTTTAATACAAGAGATTCGAACATTTTTTTTCCTATTTTATTTTCCATGATTTAATTATTTTTTTAATGAAAAGAAAGAACTAGAACACCATATCTAAGTAAGTGTTCTAGTTCAATAGTTTTCTTAGAACGGCATATCCTCATCAGGTTCTGCGTTCGCTTGTGGGTCTGAATATTCTTTTTTAGATTCACCACCCATAGAGATTTCACCTTGAGATGAGTCTCCGTATACATAACCACCTTTGTCAGAATCCCAACGTGGGGTCTCACCACGAGCAATCGCTTCAAGGTATTCTTCAGGTTTTTTAGAGTACACATCTTCCCAAGTTAACTCATCCTTAATCCAAGAATTTGCAGTTTCTTTGTTTTCGTGTACAGGTGCTGGGTCGTCATACATAACTGTTTGGATAACAGTGTAAGTCGCTCCTTTAGGAGTTTTTGCTTTGGTTAATTCAAGAATGATATCACGACCATTATCAGGGTCAGTAATGTCACCTTTAGCTCTCCAAATAGGAATAATCTTGTCTAAGATACCCTCATTTTTGTAGTTGTGTTTGAATCTCCAAAACTTAACACCATCAGCCTCATTATCACGGTCGATAACTTTAACGATGTAGAATTTACGAGATAAGTATTGTTTCGCTAATTCTTTATCAGAATCTTTACCTGTTGAACGTAGTTCTTCATAAACTTCATTCAATGGTGAACGCTCATTGTCATTCTTACCTGGGTCATAAAATTTTTGGAATTTTCCGTCAACCTGAATCTCGTGATACCAAACCTCTTTAAATGGTGAAGAACCATCTGGTGTTGGTAAAATACGTAGTCTTCGTTGACCTTGCTTTTCAGTATCCTTAAGGATAGCTGCGAAGTATTTTTTCATTCTTTCTTCTTGTGTGAATTTTGAGGTGGAAGAAGAACCACCTTGTTTCGCCTGCTCGTATTGAGCTAAAACTGCGTCTAATGAATTTGTCGCCATAGTTGTTAAATTATTTTAAAGATTTATATAAGTATAAGTGTCAGCCGTGGGTTTGTCAAATAAAATTTAAACTAAAAACGGTCCGAAGACCGCTTTATATTTTACTTAACTTGTTTGAAGGAATCGATTTGATTATCCAAATCTTCAAAGTTCCTAAAAGTCTTTTTAATATCAATTGGTGAGTAATCCTCAACCTCGTCTTTAGTCAAAATATATTCATTTTTTCCTGACTTTTCCATATCTTCTTCTTTATCTTCGAAGAAATCTGTTAATTTCTGATTAAATGGACCTGAATCTAAACTTCTAAGTTCCAATTTCTCTTGAGGTGTTTTTTCTCTGTATTTTTCAACCTTCATTTCTAAATCATTCAACTTATTCATGATGTTATCCATTTCACCTAATTTACCTTCTAAGTCGGTTAGGTGTTTGAATAGGTTGTCAAAATATTCTTCTTGTTTTTTCTCAACTTGTTTTTGAGAATTAACTAAATCGCTAATATCAAGTTCCTCAGTCTTAGGTTTTTCCTCACCAACTTTTTCAACGTCAGGGTCAGCCGCAACATCAACAGGTGTTGGTTCTGCCGTGGGTGCCGCTGGTGGTTCAGTTCCTGCAGGTGGTGGAGGGATTGCTCCCGCATCAGCTGGCGGTGGTGGAAACGCACCTGGGTCGGCAGGAGGTAATGCTCCTTCTTCAGGTGGTGGAGGTAATGTCGCCTCTTGTTCAAAGATATAATTATTAATTGATTTATATCTTGAGATTTCCTCAATAATTCTATTGTCTACTCTTTTCATTTGATTAACCGTTTAAAAGTTGTTTCACTCCTGTTAGAGTTTCAACCTGAATTTTTTTATTTTTTGTCATTGTATTATCAACTCTTTCGATTAAACCATCTTTCATTCTGATAGTGTAACAATCTCCAGTGTCTAAATCACATACTTGTTTAGAACCATCACCTAAGTCTTTCTCAGTGCTTCTGGTATTTTTACCTAAATAGTTGTCTAATATTAATTTTGTGTTCATAATAGTGTTTCTATATAAATATCGTTTATTATTAAAAAATTACAACTTGAAAGTTACGGGGTAACTTTTGTAAAAGTCGTTTCTTGATGTGTCAATTGAACCATCTGGTTTGACTGGTTTAGTATATACCGTTATTTGGTATTTGTAATTACCCTTACTTTCAGATGAAGGTACATTATTACAACCCGATTCACTTAATAAATCTTGGAAATCAATTTCAAATATTTGTTTATTTCCTGAGACGTAATTCGAACTAAACTGTTGGTTAGAACCACTACCATTATCACAATCAGCATCAATTTCATAATTATATGTTATTTGGAATATATCTCTTGGTCCGTCAACTGATGGGTCAACAGTAACCTTTAGATTTTCAAACAATGGTGGTGTTGTTAACGCATAAGTATATGAATCAGTTAATGGTGGTGTTGACGGAGGTGTTGACCCCGCATTAAGTTGTCCTGTTTGAGTATTAAACTCATTAATTGCCGATTGTACTTTAGTTTCAATATTCCCTTTATCTGTTGCTGACATTTGGTCATAAACATTAACGGGGTTTAATTTTTTATTAGTATCTGCGGTGTTGGCATTTAATATCCAAAATTTAGCAATTTCAGATGCACTATCATTGGGTAATGACCCCATTCTTTGAGACCATCTCTGAACTAAGAATGTTACTGATTGTGTTAAATCTGAGAATGTCGCATTAGGAACATTTTGACTCGAACAATAAAATTGTTTGTCAACAAAATACGATGATGACGAACCCCAATCTTGGTCAATTGTTATACCCGCGAAGTTATTTTCATATGTTTTTAAGGTATTACCATTATTTGATGATATATAAAATGATGAAAAGACAACTTTTTGTAATTTAATATCATTAGTTAGACTAACAATAGTTCCAATAACACTCTTATAATTTAAAGTAGTTGTTGATGGACCTGTTAACGGCACCCATTGCGAATACTTAGAATTTGGTTGACATGTTTCTTGTATAGTATTATTTGCCGTAGTACTGTCTTGTTGAGTCGCTTGGTTATTAACCTCGTTTGACTGTCCAATAACATTAGTACTATTAACTTTGGTTTCCGCGTTTTTCTTTTGAGTATCCAACTTATTCTTTTCAATTATTGATTGTAATAAATTAGTTTTTAACGTTTGTAAGTAATTATCAATTTTTGGTAATGATGCGGTAGGTTGTCTAATACCATCAATTATAGTTTCGAAACTACCAGGTGATATACTGTGATTAACACTTGTAATCATATAAGGACCGCTGAACATCGGAACATATCTTAAATTAAAATACATTGTTGGTTGTATCATTGCATTACCCATCATAGAAACTGTACAAGAATAACTTCTATTTTTGTATAGGTTGTATAATGAGTTACTTTGTGTCGACCCCCCTCTATTACCTCCTTGGTTAGCCATTTGATTCAATACCTCAAGTGACTCCGCGGTAGCTTGTCCCGCATCTTGTGAAACAGTAAACCCATAAAACATAGATTGGTTTTGTGGCCCAATATCAACATTAAACCCAACAACTTTATTTGATTTATCCCAATCGTTTTTATTTGTTAAGTCCTCAACTAATGGATTATCACTGGCTCTTCGTAAATCAAAAGCATCATTTCTATATCTAAAGTCAACATTGTTTTTTAAATCTAATTGTTCACTTGGTTTACCACCAAAGAAACACACCATCTTAGCACTCGACTCTCGGTAATCAACATTCATGAATGTACCGAATAATGTATTGGCAAATTCTAAAGTACCTTCAACTTTTGGTTTTGGGTTTTTAACCGCATCCTGTACATTATAAAAATTAACATATGAAGGTAGATTCATAACAACAAAGTTATTTTCAACTAATATCGATTGTACAAAACTAAGCATTGTTGCTTTAGGATTGATATTAATTAATCTGTTTTTTAATTTGAAAACGTCAACTAATATTTTATCCCCAATATTTCTACTTGCTCTATCCAATAATAAAACATCTTCAAACAACGTTTTAGTTTTAAAGTCATTCCCTGAAATCCACTTATCATTAATCGCTTTAAATGATTCCCACAATTCGACCTTTGTTTGAGGTCCCTCTAAAACTGAATCTATAGTTGCTTGTGGTGTATTATTAACATTTGGTAATGCTTTTTGTACTTTAATGATTAGATTATTGAAGATTTTGTTTTTAAAATCTAAAGAGTCTTTTAGATATGTGTCCATCAATCCTGTGAATTTTTTTGAATTCATAGTTGAGTCCTTCAATTTCTGAGTCGCATAAATCTTAATTATTGGTGAAAAATTAATTATATTATCAACCGTAAATGAAATGTTTAAATCAACAAAGAAATCTGTTATATAGGAACCATTATTACCATAAATTAATTGTGGGATTTCTGAAAAACCAACATAAGTTTCTAAAGTCCTCCACTCATTAGGGTATAAACTTTTTGACGAAGATAAGGTCACCGTACCAC